AGTGTCACCTGAAACAGCCGAAGCAGCAGCAGATCCTGAAACTATGCCTACATACACCTCGTTAGTATTTGCCAATTCATTCTCAACGGCAAAATCTTGATATAGCACGTAACCCTCAGTCTGGAACTTGAGCGGATCAGTATTTAATACCTTGGAAATGTAATTAGCATTACTGGGATCTAAAGTCGCTGTCAAGATTTTTATACCTGAGTATCCGTCAGTCGAACCAAAAGTAGCACCTCCGGTCGAGGAACTGATTACTAGCTTGAAGTATTTATTATCCGACAGTGATCCAGACAATTGTCCGGTGCGAGTATAGTCAAACTCGACATTAGCTGGAGAATAGCCAGCGCCAGATACTACCGATAGTATCTCAACCCTAGTTCCGGTGGAATTTAAGATCATTCCACGTATTAGATTAGCTGTGCCTGTGCTGGCATCATGAGTGAAATCATAGGATCTATTGTCAGTAAAGACCGGAAATCCAACAGACTCATCGATAGGAATTGTGTGGGTCGCAACAATGAACTGTACAGCACCGCGGTGATAGAGCTCACCAGTGCCGACGGTAGCCCCCTCAATGCGGAAACCCGCGTTCTTGACTGTCCCCTGAAGCTCTGTTGTTGAGATGTCTGTTGATGTCTCATTGGCACCAGCGCCCAGGACCCGCATATAGGTGAGTGCCGTGCGGTGGTTCAAGAACTCACGCACTGCGTATGGACCAAATCTATCCGGATCAAGGGTTCCAAATCTAGTCTCAAAATCAGTAAATGACCCAATTGTCACAGGCACAAACGCCGGTCCACGCTCGGCGGTACCGATGACGCCAGCGGGCGTCCCGGACGGCGCTGTAACTCGGGCCGATAGGTCTATCTCCTGCTCAAAAAAGCCGGGTGAACGAAAAGTTTGCTCAGCCATCATATCTCCTAGAACGATCAACTACTCGAATAAGTATCATACAGAAACGCAAAAAAGGAAAATGCAGACCATATTAAATAGGTACTTTAGCCTGCAATATTTAAAATATCCTCCTTCAAAACAGTCTCGCCACTGCGGCGGATCCTAGATTTGACAAAAACCCTCCTTGTCTCACGCTTACCGGTGAACGGGTTGCTCTCTGTCTCTAGTATTTGCGCATTACTATCTGACTCACCCCCGCCGACATTGGCGACAGGCAATAATTTATTCGAAGTCATAGACCCAGCGTGACCAAGGACTTGTCCGGGCAATGGATCGTCCACTGTCCTCATACTATCCAGCACATAGTCACCAGCATCGCCGGACGGGATATTGGATGGTGGATCGACCGCGAAATCGTTCACACCAAAAATATCTGCAATGAAACTAATGTCAGGCGCGGAAACATATTTTCGTAGCACATTTTGTGAGCCATCGAACGCTGATCCCACTATGAAAGCGGGAACTGTCATGTTAAATGAGTATCTTACGAGTCTCTCGCTATCAGTGAAGTCATCGAAATTATTACCAGGTGTGAGAGCCTCATCAGCATACCCCACGAACCAATATCCCTTTTCTGTCTCCAGCCTGAAAGTTCTCTGTGAGTACGACTGATATAACGACATTAATGCCATGATCATGTCATTCATTTGTACTGTATATTGTGTCCAGAATGTTATCTCATACGACGCTGTGTAGTACTTTGGTGGGGGAAGTGTGATGATTTCAAAAATATTCTTCCCCAGATCTGGCACTAAGATTCTTCCATCAATGGTGTCAACTGTCTTAGGATAGCCTGGACGACGAGTGGCGACTCTTCCAGCGAGACTGCCCGTGTTTAACGTCGCCTTCGCTGCTGGAGAGACGAGATCATCTGAATTCACAATCGATCGCTTGTTTATCAATCGTTGATACAGAGGATCCTTTGGGCTCAGTCTCTTTTTAATCGTGAGGGGCGCATTCTGGTTAGTTCCAGCGCCCATGCCTGGAGCTTGGGACACACCAGTCCTCATGATAGAAATGAGTGGCAAGATCAACGCACCGGATCTGTCACGAAGTGGTTCCTTTCTTCTGAGCACAGCGAACCGCTCTCCTGTCGCAAATATTACAGGAGCTCGTCGTGTGCCCTCTTTGTGCTTGTAAAGGAATGGGATCTGTTTATTAAACAGCTCAAAAATGGACCGGTCCACATCCTCAATCGTACAGCTTGAAACATTAAAATCGTCAGGTATAGAATTTCCCTGCTGGATCTCAGCAGCGCTCTTTTTTGTTTCATTTGTTCTTATAGACATGTGTGACCTCGTTATACGTCGCTATAGAACGATGAATCTATCATTCCCGACTCATTCTCAGTGTCGTTTCCGCCCCTAGGGGCAATTTCAGCCGGTCTGGATATCGGGTCCTCCAAAATACCTCTCTTTTGCAATGATCGTTCATCCCCAGTGGGTCCCAGACGATTTTCCGAGAATCCGCGTTGTTGCACGAACGTGTCCTGTACTGCATCGTCATCAGTGTAGGATTCATCTGTTGGACCAATCGGTAGTTTATCAATCAAACCCATCCGTGCCTGCTTACCAATTAATTTCAATCCCACGCTGTGTTCAATTTGTCCATACACAGTGCTCTCAACAATTGAGCTCGTTATCTCAAAGAACGTTATACCATAACTAAAAATATCCCCTTCTTCCGGATCAATATTCCTATCCAGAAGATCCCTCTCATGCAAAAAGATAGTGATGGTACTGAGGCTCTCACTGGCGTACTTGCCTGTCGTTATCTCCTGCGGTTGCCACTCAACACGTGCCTCGATCTCAACGGGTGGATCAAACACCTTGTCCACTGCTTCCTCGTACACATCATGAATATTAGTCAGGTCATGACGAACCTTATAGAAATAGATTTTCTGGCCGGCGACATCCTTAATGACCTCCTTAGTGAGATCAGAAATTAGATCTATTTCTCGAGATGTTATGAACAGTCTAGACATTCATCACCCCATTATGATCGCTCTGCCATTTGGAATTGGAATCTTTCTAAGAATATTAGTGAGATTCTCCGCAGCGCCGGCCTCGTCCTCGAGCATGGCACTATATGTCAGCGCCGCGAGCATCTCAGCTAGACTGTCACGAAGAGAAGTTTGATCCTCCCTTCCGTGTCCCACCAGATCAGATCCATTCAGTTGTAAGTCTGCCCCCGGAATGGGAACACTAGAGAACTTAGAACGTATTAATCCGAGCAACTCGGTACATACAGCCTGTGTGTACTGTCTCACCCACTGTCGTCCTATTGAGTTGATATTACTATATACAAGCCTCCCGAACGGCACATTTGACACATTGCTAACTCCATATGTCGACGCATCCTCGTAAGCAGGATTCAGAGCATTTGGAGAAAAACCGACTCTTATCCATATTTTCTTGGGTTTCACAGGCTCTCCCGTAGGCTGCGGAAAGAATCGTATTTTGGTTCCTGATATCTTATATGAATAGTTACTTCTTCTCACTCTTGTGGACATGTCTAACATGCCAGCACGCAGCACATCCTCGAACACCGGCAGTATGTAGAAAACAGTCTCGGGTGTGTAAGACTCAAACGCAAACTCATTAGCGAGATAGTTCGTCGCGCTAGTGGTGTCAAAAAATCTATAAGCATTTGATGGGCTAAAATGGAAGACCTCTACTATCTTCATCTTAGTCTGTGGATCATTAAGAGAGTTTGAGAAGAGAGTGTTTCCGGCTGCATCCTTTAAGTCTGTGTATAGATCATAATCTTGCACATCCCTGGAGGTTGTTATGGACCCCGTTATTGTATTATAGGAACCGCCTAATCCCGCGTCCATCGCATAAGGTTCTGCCCTTCGAAGCATGAACTCAAAATTCTCTCGAGGAAACCTTTGTTCACTTCCGGACAAAGAACCTGTAGCACCTCCCAAGAAATTTGCCAATTGTGACTTAGCCTGGTGCTCATTAACAATTGCACCATAAAGACAGAATGACTCCTCAAAACACGCCCAGATCTGTTTCTTTGTTAATTCGACAGATAGGATGTCATCACCCAACTTACGCTTCACAAATGTCACCATTGAATCAGCTTCCTCTATGAAGTCCCTATCAGAATCAAAAAATCCAAATGGTGTTGGACTTGTAGTATTTGCGAATGTAGCCACTTACATATCTCTCCGTTTAAAAGATTTTCATCAGCCAGATGTAGGCTGCCATTCCAAATTGAACTATAGCAAAGATTGTTACTGCCTTAGTACGAAAAATCTTGTGTTGCTCTACAGTAAGAAGCAGATCCTTTAGCTGCGTTGGCGACACTATCTCGTCAAGTTTCTCCTTCCATGACCTGAGCTCGTCGACCTTATCCTCCCTCACTTGTATTTTTGTGAGCTCCTGTCGCACTTCCTGTAACTCCGTTCTAAGACTGTCTATGCTATCCGATAGTGTCTCCAGCTCCTTGAGAACGAGCTTAGAATACTCATTCCAGCCGTTTTGGGTGGCACCAGGCATCCTCTATTTCTCAATCTCTGCAAGTAATTTTTTCAGACGACTCGATTTAAGGGCCTTACTAGACTTTTCATTTATCTCCTTACAGGCTCCGGAGCTTCCCTTTGTCTGTTCAAATATATCCTCTAAACATGAGAGCATTGTCATATTATCAGATATATCCCAGGATATCCCTGTCACACCACAAATCTTTTGATTTTCATCATGTCGGGGCAATAATTTGATATAAAAGAGGTGATCTAATGATCTAGCAAGATAGTCAACCTTCTCTCCGGTTAAGGCCAGCTCATGTTTAGGAATTGAGATTTCCTTGATCACCGGACATAGGAATAAGTCATCTAAATTATCAGCACTGAGACGCATAAAACCATTCCCTCTCTTGGATAGCACTGTACCTGAAAGGCTTATTGACCAAATCGTGACGGGTAGTGGAAATGACTCAAAGAACTCTTCAAAAAGTCGAGTGTCCTTTTTCAGTTGATCATCCCTGTCACTCAGATCATTAACAAGAGCGCGCAACCGATCAAGACTTTCTCTACGAGACTTATTCATACACTATAACTATTGACTTCTTACACAAACGAACTCAGTAGAATGGGAAGAAACCCAATTGGGAGACCTGGGTAAGGTCATGGTTTCTGTTAGAATTTCATCTAGTACACCCTGGATTCATATAGGGGTACTTCTAAGCCATACGCCTAAAAATAAAAGTTAAAAATAGATGTCAAAAAGAAAGGAGACATAGACATCTCTAGTGTTTGATTGATGAAGTCTAGTTAATTAATCAGAGGACTAGTTAGGATAACCCGCTAGCGTGACCGAGCCACTCGTCGCCATTATCAGGTACTTATTTCCGTCGCATACCAGCGATACAGATGCCCCAGCAACAGCTGAAAGTGTCAGTCTATCACCCTCAAGAGATTCAGCAGATCCACTGGATGAAATATTTCCACCCGGATAAATGGTCCCACAAAAAGAGGCTTTAGCAGAGTCAGACGAAGAGCCGGTTAAAATATTGGCCACAGCAGCTGTGTTTCTAAACGTAAATGTTGCACCAGGAACAGTCGAAGCTTGTGGCATCGTCGTTGTGGTTGCGGCTGATCCTTCTAAGGTGTACACACCACCATGGGAAATGGTAGCATCAGCAGATACAGAAATTACATCATACCGAGGGGCCTGATCTATATGAATTCCTCCTCCTGCTGACTGGACCACCCCTTGCGCGCTAGAAATTCTTACTTTTGGCATAATATTTGCTCCTTTGTGTTTATAACTATACTGTTACTATGATCATGGTAAAACAAAAAGGGCGCCTTGGACATGTCCAAGGCGCCCCGGTGGTCAAACACCTTATCTAATTTAGATGATGCTCATATCAGTGACCGTAACCGTACCGTAGAAGTCGGAACGAACCATCTTCTTGCCGTAGCGAGTCATGACACCCTTACGCGGGGTGAAGTCCTCAGGCGCGAAGATCGTCGGAGTGACAATCAGCGGCACATATGGTGCATAGACGTAGCCAGTCTCGAGGTAGCTACCACCCTTGAATCCAACCAGGACCTTATTCCGTGGGAAGTAGGGATCCTTGTAGACCGTGAAGCGGTTGCTCAACGTACCGACCTTTTCAGCACCGATGACCATTCCAGAAGCCTGGCCGTCACCGTCGAGGGTGTAACTCGGCTTGTAGAATACCGAAGCCTCCAAGATGGTGGCGACATCCGGTCCGACCACGACGAAGTTAGCCGATCCACGCAGCGTCTTGCGATGGATCTGATTGCCCACGTCGATGATGGTCTCAATCAAAGTCTCATACCACTCACGGACTGTGCCACGCCAGGCAGGCCCGGGAGCGAGAGAGTTGCTAGCCAACACCTCTGAACCCGTCTCCTTGTTGACGAACTTACCAGGTGCACGGGACCAGTAATAATTGGCCGCGTTGCCCTGCAGAAGTAGATCATTAAGGATCTCTCGATCGATCTCAAGAGCGATCTGCTCAGACAGGATCTGGGTCAGTTCCACCTCAGCGTCTAGGCTGTGGTAGGCGTTCAAGTCCTGAGCGAGCTCAGGCGACCATTTGGCCCGCAGCTTGCGGGTATTAGCCACTACGGCGAGTGCCTCGATCTTGATGTCGATCTCGGGGATAGCCGGTTGTGGCGACGTCGCGAAGTTCGACTCGAAAGCCGGAATCACCAGGTGGTCGCCGGCGGTCGCGGAAGACTGTGCTGCCGCTATCGGGAAGGAAACGTCAACCGTGGGGTTAGGAATACCACTACCCTTGGAGTTAACACCAGAGCAGATCAAGAGCAATGCAGCGTTTGCATCACCTGGCGAGATCAGAGGCTTGGAAATGAACGATGTCCCATCCCAGGTCCCGAGCTGATTCAGGCGGCGGACATTAACGACCGTACCTTCCTGGATCTTATTTCCATCCGTGTCAAGCTTGGATCCCGAGAATGCCCCGGTCTCCTTCATCACGAATTCCTTGACCAACGTACTATCTGCATTAGCAAAAGCAGCGGCCGTGAAACTCACGAAGAGTGCAGTGTACACACCATTACCAGCGCTAGATCCAGGTCCGCCAGAGTTGTTCTCAATCGACTTCACGATCTGAGGATCAAACTGGAGTAACTTGCCATCTGTTCCCGTGGCAAATAGGTTCTTGGCGTTGGTCAGTGTTGTGGTACCACCAAAGGCACCAGAGTCCAACAGGGTGAGAGCAGTCTGGAGCTCCCATACTCGAGAGTAACCAGAGCCGGCCAAGTCGTACTGGCCACCGATGGCGGCGGATCCAGTCTGCACACCCTTGCCTGCGGGGAAACCGTAGATCGAAGAGCCCGTGGGATACGGGTCAGGCGTGCCGACATTACCTGCCAGGGCGCCACCATAAGTGTAGTCCAGATAGAAGAGCAGCCCGGAGGGGAGACTCATCGGCTGGATTGAGACAAGCTCGTTCGCAATCAGTCCACCGAAGACTCGGCGCACGATCGGGAAGGCGATGTTAGTGAAACCGCGGATGTCACCTGAACTAGCCAGGTCACCTGCTCCGGTTGAGATCGAGGAAGCCTCCCTGAGGACCTGACCGGCCTGATTCTCCATCAGACGTGCCATGTTCTCGCGGTGGACTCCCTTGAGGCCACGAAGTAGACCTGTGCGGGCCCACTTTTCGACCAGTTGCTTATTTTGTCCGCCCAGATTCCTCTGTCGGATACCTTCAGTCAACTGATCCAATGAAAATGACTTAGACATTTGTTTTCTCCTTGAGTGTTAATAGATGGTTAGTCATTGCCGTGTAATCCGGCGAGGACTGCCCATCGATCCGCCTCAACGCCACTGGCAGCCGGCTGAGCCGACCGGGTTGATCTGGAAGACGATCCGAGCGTCCGTAAAGCTCCCTCATTTAATTTACTACCACGCGCGCGCCGGGAGAGGGATCCCGACAGGCTCTTGTAGAGAAGCTTAGCCTCACGGAGCGTCTTGGCATTATCTAGGGCCTCGACAATTGCTCGTTGCTGCTTCACTGAAAGATTCTTGTTCTGCATAAGTTTATTGGCATAGAGCAGCTTAGCATTGAAGAGATTCATCTCAACAAGCTGGTGCTTCATACCGGAAAGGGCCTTACGATACTGTCTTACTTGATCAGTACCGCGCCGACGGCGTGTCTGCCGGCGTGTCTCTGCGATTCTTCGTGAGGATCGTCGGCGGCCTAAGGCTCGCTGGCGCCTTCTATAAGACTCTGGCACTGTCGCGTCGTTGCCCGGGCCGGCGCCTCCGCCAGGAGCAGTTGGTGTTGGCACGCCAGGATCTCCC